CCAAAAAAGTCAGTTACTATCTCGCTGCGATCATTGGTCACGTACGCCAGCGCGTAGTAAAGAAACTCCCCGAACGTCTGCAGCACGTCAGCCAGCCCGCCGTCAGCAAAACCGTGCCATAGGCAGGGCACCGTAAAGACAACACGTTCATCGGAATTGTGATGTTTGTACTCATCAACGATGGCGCGTACATGCGGCGGCGCGGCAGGCAGCATGTCCGGACGCTTGATCACGAACTCGACGTAAATGTTATTTTGAATCTGATTGTCCATGCTTTCTCTTTTTCATTGTGTCATCTATATTCTCTTCTTTGCTGATGTCAATTAGCATAAGCAAAAAACCCAACGCAAGCAGAAGTATCGCTGCGCAGCACGACCACATATAAATTAGCGCGCCATACAAAGCGATCAATCGGGAAAAAATGATGTACCCGCCAATAAGTACCAAAAGGAAAAGACCGGTTATTAAAGTTACGATACACATATCCGCCTCCTTTTCTTTCGCATAAAAACGTGTCCGCTGATTTCGGCTCAACGGACGAAGCCGTGTTATGGGGGGCCTGTTCTACTTTTTGTTCTGCTCCGTTTCCGTGACCGCTACTTTCTCACGCAGCGATTCCATCAGCGCCAAAAATCTCTCTTCGGTGAAAGCGCCGCGGCGTACTTTACTTTTGTCCGGCAGTGTGAGCATGCCGCTGGCTACGTGTATTATACCATCCTGCGCCAGCAAGTCTACCACACCACTCATCCGATCAATGCCCGGCGCGCGTTCGGTCTGCGGCTTGTCCCAGTAGTGATCAAGCACCGCCCGCCCAAACGGCGGCGCGACCTTGTTCTTTTTAACATAAGCTACGATCCGCGCCCCGATCTGTATGGCTTTCGCCCCTTCGTCGGAGTTCTTATTGTCCTCGCTGATCCTTCCGCCGTTAGACAATTCCACGCGAACGCTGCTCATGAATGGTATTGCCTTGCCGCCGGGCGTTCCTTTCTGGTTGCCGTACCCGCCGATGATGTCGTACACGTGATTGGCTACCAGATAAAAGATCCCGCCGTCGCGGATGGTGTCCCAGTTACTGCGGATACCGGTACGGATCAACTGCGACCGACTCATGTCTTTCTTCTCCATACCTTCTTCAGCAAGCGTTTTCTCATGTTCGCAGGACAACATCGCTACGCTGTCCAGCGCGATCATGATCCGCGCCTTGGGGTTCTTGGACCTGATCAACGGTATCAACCCCGGCTTAGCCGGTATCTTTACCGTGTCGCCGTCCTCGTTCTCCTGCATGCGCGCTTTCGTTCCGTTAAACAATTTACAGAAATGCTCCTCGACCGTGGCGCTGTTTATACGCAGCAACCGGTGTGAGTCCACGCCGCACATATCCCCTTGCGTGTTACTGTACGCGTCCTCCACATCGTCGAGTATCACCACGGCGTTCTCCGCGAACTGCTTCTGGAACGACGCGATCGCCATGTAGATCAACAGCGATTTGCCTGTACTCGGCTCGCCAAATAATTCTGTGATCTTCGCGGTCGGGTAGCCTAGAAAATAATTCCCGGACACGATCCGGTTCAGCGCGTAGTTGCCTGTTTCGATCCAATCAATGATATCCGCGCTGTCCCGTCCGATGTCTATGTCATCGGGAAATTCCTCGGCTATTTCCGCAAGGAAGTCTTTTTCTGCTTTCGCGGACATAGTCCCTCCGTTTTGTTATTGCCTACCGGCGTTATTACCCATTCAAAAACTTGTCATGGCATGGCTTCCCGTGTTCGCATGTAAGGCACTTGGATCCCGCCCGCGTAGTGTACTCGTCGCCGAAACACTCAGGACGACTCACGCCGTTGCCGTTCTGCGCCTGCGCCGGTGAAGGTTCCTTTGCCGCCGATGCCTTCGTTGTCATTGTCGTTGTCGTTGTCGTTGTTTTCTCGTCATCGTCGTCATCGTCAGTTTCTGCCGCGGGCGCTTCCTTGTTGCGGTTGTACTCTTCGTTGATGGACAGCAGCGCCTGCAGCTCTTCACTTGTCTTAGTGGACGGCACAAAGGCCCCCAGCTTGCGCACCGCTTCTTTCCATTCAGGTCCTTTAAGTAATCCGGAGATGTCCGCTTCAGCTAAACCGATGCTGACGTTGTAGTTGATGTACCCTAACTTGGGATCACGCACCGCCGGATCGATCTCGATCGCGTGTCCGGTCCGGGCGTCAAACATGTCGATCCCGCTGTCCGCCGCTTTGACGATGCCTTTGCCGATCTTCTCGTACAGATCCTGACCGCAAAGCATATGCTGAACGCCTTTCTCGCGGTCGTCCATATCGACGATGTTGATCAGGTAGCGCGGCTTTTTCTTCAGGGAGTACGCCTGCTCGTTGTTGTGCGATCTGTACAGCTTGTCCACGTGAACACATATCGGACAAGCCTGCATGCTTTCTTTGGTCATACGCTCGCGGTCGCGCAAACAAAGCACTTCGATCTTGCCGCCTACCGGTCCGACGAAGTGTCCGTCGTAAGCGTAAGCAAAATCAGCGTATGTGCCTTTCTCGATGTCGTCCATGCACTTAGGCAGCAACCTGATGTTGCTTTGCTTATCCCGATGTGGTTTCCAAAATGCCGAGGCACCTCGCCGCGACACCTGCTCCGAGAACTTCTGCTTAAAGCCTTTCACATCCAAACCCATACGTGTACCCTCCTTTTACTCGTCTTTGTCCGCATTCAACGGACGCCCTGATCCGTCAAATGGTTCTTGATCGGCATACCCACCGGTCAAAACTTCACGCCTACGGTTAGCGGACATTTGTACGAGCATATCTTTTTTATGTTCGAGTGCCAGCATGATCTTGCTGATCTTGTTAGCTAAATGCAAAGCGTCCGCCAGTTCATCGCGCAGCTGACTGATCTTGGACACTTCTTTTTGATAAGGCGCGCATGACGTTACCATGGCTGCCACGGATCCCTCTGTGATCTTCACCGCGCATTCGTTCGGTCCGGTGCCTTCCGCGTTCTTGCCTTCGCGTATGTTCAACTCTGCTTTCGCCGCCGCGAGTTCGCGCGCGTCTTTTGCCGCGGCCAGCTTGTTACGCAGCCGCTCAACCCGTTCGAACGCCTCCACTTCGGCTAGACTAAACCATGACACCAGCCCCGGCTGGCGCGACATCTCGTCTTCCATCTTGTCAGCGTTGATGTGCGTTACTGTACTGACATCGCCTTCCCACTTAAACCCGCCCACGTCAAACTTGATCGGCGCGCTTAGTTTTATATCATCACGCATCTGCGCCTCCGTCTTTTGCCGGACCGACCGTTCCGCCCGCGAAATCAAACATCAACTGTTTCATAGTACCTCCGTTATTAGAAAAAACTCCGCCGCGGCTTCGGTCTTTTCTGCGCGGCGTTGGTAAAATAGCTACTGACCACACAGCCATGCTCTTGCAAAACATTCGTACTAAAACACACAAATGATGTTTTCCCATCGTAATTGTCCTGCTGCAAAAGTGTTTTACTCAGCAGCCCCGCGGCACGCATCGCGTCCAGAGAAACTAAAACCCAGTCGTCGATGATGTCTTTGTTTACCCATCCGTATAAAAACCATTTGCCGTACCCTTCTTTGATCATGTCCAATTCGGAAGTCTTTCCGGACAGTTCGCGCGATCGCAGCGTAAAATCACGATGCGTGCATGCTTCACGCCGCACGCGAAAAAGTACGTCCCCTTGGTCAATATGCACTACGCCGTCCGCCCCTTCTTTATCGCTGATGCCGGACAACACTTTGTATGACTTAATATCCGGTATGCTTGCCCGGATGATCCGTTCCATCGCCGCCGCGTGTTTAGTCCTAAAATCCACATTATCTTTATATTCCGCGCTGTACGCCATACGTACCCCCCTCAATAGAAGGAGCGGCTTAGAGTCGTTTTTTCCGCTACTTTTTTGCTTTTTGTAGATCGCCCCATGTCGGTCCGACCTTAACATCCACTTCCAGAGGCACGCGCACCCACGAAAACATCGGGTCCTGCGGCACCTTATCCTTGATCACCATGTTGATCAACTCGGTCAATTCCTCGACCAGACCTTCGTCTTTTTCGATTTCAAGTATGACGCTGTCATGCACGGTCAAAACAAATTTAGCAGGGAGCTTGCGCTTCTTCACCAACCGGAAAAAAGACGCCGTGCTGAATAAAACAAGGTCGCTTGCCGCGCCCTGCACGCCGCAGTTCACGGCTTGGTTGAACACGTCCGGCGGTATCTGCCGCGCGCCGCGCATCTGCGGAAAACGGCGGATCCGGCCGGTCTTGTACACAATACGACACTTGCTCATCAGTTCCTGTTCCACCCGCCGATACCACGCGGTCAATCCGGTGTACAATTGGAAAAACCGCTGATGCATCACTTGCGCCTCTTCCGCGCTTACATCAACCCCGGCTTTCAAAAACAGGTATTCTTTTAAACCTCTTTCAGACATTCCATACAACAGACCGAAGTTTATCGACTTAGCTACCTGACGTTCTTCCGGCGCGATATCCTTTTGTTCTTTGTTGTACACCATACACGCGGTCTGCATGTGTAAATCACGCCCTTCCTTAAACGCGGCGATCATTTTTTCTTCTTCTGCCACGGAACAGCCGACGCGTAACTCAAGCTGGGAAAAATCGAAGTAAAAAAACTGTTTGTTCCGATCCGCGATAAACATCCGGTATATTTTATCGTCCCGCGCTATGTTCTGTAAATTAGGCGCCTTAGATGAGTTATGCAACGCCACATCAGATCCGATGAACGTATGTGTGTCCTCAACCTCTAAATCCCAAACTTCTCGTACTCCTGAAGGAGCTACCCGCATCACATTATGATTCGTCGCAAACAATTTTATAAAAAAACTTCTCGGCTTTTTAATACCAACCCGCCGCGCAGCACTACGAAGTGATTCGGGCTTAAACTTCCACGTAGAAGGATATTTAATGAACTGTTCGATATCTTCGCGCGCCCAACCGGGGTTATGCATTTTCATATGATCAGGATGGTAACAAAATTCAAAGTTGTCTACCGAATTATTAAAAGTACGCTCGTCTTTATGATGCACGTCCCATTGCGAAGGCATATTTAATCTACCTATTGTCTGCGCATATACCCAACGATGTTCTTTGACTCTGCCACCGGTAGTAGATTGTTTGTTTAACTTATTCCTTCTACGGGCTGTTGGAAAAAAATAATAGTATTTTCCCTCGTGAATGCCCCGACGAACCATCCCCATCAAAGCTTCTCCGGGTTTTAGCTTACCTGCGGGTTTCCACGTACCCGTATTCAACCTAACAAGATGATCCGACGTACATACGAGATTAGTTATCTTGCCAGTTTTTTTATCCAGTATGTCAATACTTATCGTATCGGCTATTTTAGTCGGTCCAACCCATTTAACCTGCCGCAAACACAAACAACCTTCCCAATCAAAAGAATAAACCCAATCCCCGGGCTTCACCTGCCTGAGCGGCACACCGTTCGGGTACTTCTCCATATCACGAGGCATTTCAATCAACGTATCTGGGCTAACACATAGGCGCCCGGTCCTGGCCCCGATCAGGTTGTATTCGGTACGTATCCTTCCGTCAAAGCTGACCTGCCGTGGTATCGCCTTGACGTATGTACTCAACAGCTTGTCTTTGCCGCGGATGTCCAGTATCAACTGCGCCCAGCGTTGCCCTTCTTCGGCGAAGTGGCTAAGCACCGGTTCACCCACGGAGTATCCTGTCTTGGTCTTAATCGTCGGCTTCATATTCAAAACACGGTACACGATCCGCTGCAGCTGGTCGGGAGAATGAATGTTGATGCCGTTAAACACCGGGTAGTCCTTGGACAGCTTTTCCCGCAAATCCGCGCTTTCTTTTTCAACAACTTTCTCTAAAGACTTGGCGTACTCTTTGTTTATTTTTATTCCGGTCAGCATCATCTCGTTGATCACAGGCACCATCGGCATCATCACCTTGTCATGCACCTGACGCAGCCCGGGACGCAGTTTCGCGTCAAATATGCCGTCGAGTATGTATGTGTTGCTGGCGTCCTCTCCGCAGTAGCGGCCGAGTTCCTCTTCATCTTTATCATTCATCGTGTTGGTGTATTCCCCGATGTACTCCAGCGACAGTTCTTTTAATCCGTACTCGTAGCGGTTCTCGTTCAGCAAAAACGCTTTTGCCTGTATATCCTCGAAACGATTCACCGTGATCCCCTTGGACAAAAGAAATTTAACGTCAAACCAGCTGCGACAAAACGAGTGTACGATGTCCGGGCGCGCGAGCAGCCAGCGCACGTATTCCACCGCCTGCTCGTTGTACACAGGGTCTTTCTGATTTATGAAAATAGTGTACGCCTGTTTATCGTCGCCGAACCCTACGCACTTTATCAACGCGTGTGGATCAAGCGGGTCAAGCGTATTGGTCTCGATGTCCGTGCCGACGCGCAGCGTTCCCGGCCGCATCTTCTCTTCCAACCAACGCCGCGCGCGCTCAAGCATTTCCCGGTCGCGCACCACAAAAAACTTGCGCCTTAGCCCTTGCGGGTACAGCATGACGCGCAGCTTCTGGATGTCCTTGCGCAAGACGGATTCCTTTTCAGGACTACGCAGGACGTACGACGGATGGTATGTACTGATCACGGGTATGCCGTTCCACGTCTTGGCTTGCCCAGACACATCTTTCAACCTGCTGTCAAAAAATATGCTGGTCGCCACAGCACCAAGACATAAAATTGACTTGGGACGCAGCCGGTCGATCAGCGGCAGCAGGTTCTGCTGCGTGCATACCTGCGCGTCTTTCTTGTCCGGTGTTTCAAATGTACCGCGTGTCGGCTCGACATATGCCGGGTTATCCGACTTGGACGGGTCGGGCTGCGCTTGCGGAAAACACATCACCGCGTTCGCCCATGCCTGCTTCACCGGGTCAAATCCCGCGCTGAGCAGCATCTTACGGATCAGCTGCCCGCTGGGTCCGACAAAAGGCTTTAGGTCGTGCGCTTCCTGCCTGCCCGGCGCTTCTCCGACACAGAGTATCTCCGGTTCCTGCACTTCAGTTGCCGGTACAAAAACCTCTTTGTGGTACGTACATGTTTGGCACAATCTCGTCTTCTGCATGATCCTCCGTTATCGTGACCTTCCATCCGTAAAAACGCAGCGCTTCGGTGATCACGGCCGGTTTTAGCGTATCAACCAGCATATTCAATTCTTGGCTTAACCGAACCACGTCCGCTTTCTTTTTCTGGTCGTAAGTAAAATCACCGGGGTGCGCGTCAATTACCTTCCGTGCCGCGACAAAACCCGCATCTTCCGTCAGCTTGCTGACGCGCAAACTACGCACGATCGCCACTGTTTCTTCAAACCGGCATCTGAATAGAATCTCTTTTAGCTCTTTGCGCGTAAGCGTTACCATACTTAATCACCTGTATTTCCTGCTTTATCCGTCCGACGATTGAATCAATTTCCTTTAGTGTCCGGTCAAGCTGCTTGTGTTCACGCATGTACTTTCTTATTACGGCTTTTCTTTTTTGATCGAACTGCCAGATCTGTGTCACGTAGCCTTTGTACCGCTTGCTCTTTTCCCCCCGCAATTCCTCTTGGCGCGTCCGCAGTTCTGTTAGTGTCCGTTTCATCGACTGGTACTTCTCTCCCATCCTTACCCCCTTTGATATTCAGCCCTAATAACCGTTCCACGTCAATGCCGTCTTTTTCCAATATTTGTTTGGTGATGTACGCCTCTCTGCCATTGCAGCAAAAGACCCGCTGGACCGCGCGGACTACCGCGCGCTCGTATTCGTCCAGCTTATCTTTCTTCGGGTATTTTATGTAAAAACGCGACCGCGGTATCAACGCGTACAGCAAATGGTAGTACCGTCCACCTAGCACGGGCATGTATTTGGTCAGTTGCGCGACGATCTCCGTGAACGCAGGTTCGTTCGCCAGCCATCGGTTGATCACGTACACCTTGTCCGCGTACATCTCCGGATTTCCGGGCGGCGCGTTCTTCTCAAAAAGATTCACAAAAAGGTCAAACATGACTGTCCTTGTTGATCAACGCCGTACAGCAGGCTATAAAATTCAGCTCTCTGTCGGCGATGCTGGCGTCACGGAATAAGTACTCGGCTATCTGCAGCATCCTATCCGCGCGCGTTTCCACGTCCAGTTCGAACGCGGCTACGTTGTCAAAAATGTACCGATAGCACGCGGTGTGATCAATACGATACGCCATGCTCCGTATTGCCGCGATGTCCTTCTTTTTCAACGCTTCGATGATCGCGGCTCCGTCGTTGGTTTCCTTGCGCAGTTCGCGCAGCGTGCCGCCGCGCGTGCTTTGCTGCAGTAAATTAAGCATTGATCGCATATCGGAGTTGCAAAGTTCTACCGCCTGTAAAACACATTCATTGCCGTATTGCACTCCTTCCGCGTCCAGCACGGCTTTTAAACGGCGCACGCACTCTTTATTAGACAATGATTTGAATTCTATTTCCGTACAACGGCTGCGGATCGGGTCGATGACTTTGCTGGGGTAGTTACAGGTCAGAATGAAACGCACGCGGTCATTATACATTTCCATTAAATTGCGCAGCGATTGCTGGCAGTCCGGCGTGGCTCCGTCGAACTCCTCGAATAGTACGATGCGCCAGCGCTTTGTCGACCGCGCTACGCTGAACGATACCACGCGGTCGCGCACTACCTGTATGCCGCGATCCATGGAGCTGTTGATCTCGATGCTTTCACAATCGAGGCTGTTTATGATTATCTTTGCCAGACTGGTCTTGCCTGTACCTGCCCTTCCATGCAGCAGCAGATCCGGCACGTTCCCCTGCGTGATCATCTCCCTGAACTTTTCCCGGGTTTCTTCGTCCAGTACAATATCGTCCAGTGTTTTTGGGCGATACTTCTCTCTCCACATCAACGTCCGTACTTCGTCCATACTACCCCCTGTTTACGCCCGGCTTAGATCTGATGGATTATGAATGTAATATCTTTCTCTTTCAGCACTACTGGCAGATCATCCGGACGCAACTCCATTTCCACGTCGCCTTCACACGCGCCAAGTATCGCCTGAAACTCCCGCTTAGGCAAGTTAATCCTGCCGTCCAGCTTCTCTTCGCCGCCCAGCCCGACTACGCCGCACGTTTCCTTCTCGCTGCCCACGCCTATGCGAATGCCTTTTTTGCTGTCGATGAACATCCGCGTCGCGTCCTTGACCGCGGAAGCGTACTTGTCTATTTCTTTTATCCGGTCCTGATGCACGATCACTTTTACCGGCTTGACTTTCTTCAAAGAAACCATAGCGTGTTCGTCGCTCTTTTTGGGAGCATACGCCTGATAAATTATTCCCGGTTCGGCGGTCATGTAACTCCACGTGTTTTCCCCTTCTTCCAAAACCAGAACATGTTCTTTGTATTTGACTTTAGGATCGGTCATCGTACCAAACAAGCTAAGCAGACCGCCGAGGTCAAATATGCCGATCTCTTCCGCGAAGATGTTCTTGTCTCCGCCCGGGTAGATCGCTAGTATCAACTTCGCATCGTCCATGATCTCGAACCCGCCGTTCTTTGCCAGCCTGATCGCGTTGATAACGCCGCCCATATGCGCCTTCTTCAAGATGTTCCACATAGTCCCCTCCTGTTAAAATCCTACTTTTCTAAAAATGTACCACGGCTGATCCAGCCGGTTGCCCGCGTAAATCTTTACCGCGTCGTTGCGCGCGTCCGCCACCGCGGCAAACGCGCTGATAAAACGAGGCAGGTTTACCCGCATTAAGTAATCCGGCTTGTCTTCTTTGTTCGCGGGAGCAAGCCCCATAACGAAAACCGCGCGCCCTTGCGTTTTGCCTAAACATATTTTTCTATCTTCGATCGAGTGGATGGTCACGTCGCGCTTGATCGCGCACGCTTCCACTTTTCCGTCCGCGTATATTGTAAACGGGCATAACGCCTTGTTACCGTCCAGCCGGGCCGCTGTCGTGCGCAGACGAACGGCTTCTTTGTATACCCCGCCTAAGTTAAAATGGCGGGCGTCTTGTTCAGCCATGACCCATCCTAATTCCGGAAAGGAAAAATCTTCTCTGAACGCTACGCTGTACTGCCACTCCCCTGCCGTAAACATCACGCCGTCCGCGTATACAGTCATGCCCGTGTCATCCCACGTAGATTCAGCGATACGCTGTAACACGGTTATTGTTCCGCCGGATACGGGCAAAGTAAACTGAACGCGATCCTCGCTGTATTGTACCCTCGCTGTATCGGACGCGTCCTCTTTTTTCTTCGATGCTTCCTTCGGCGGAAGTATAACAGGGTATGCCACCGAGCGTCGGCTAAAAAACAAACTCTTGCCATCGGTCGCCGTCAAGCAAACTTCGCCCCGATTATCGACCGTGACCAACATTTCGTCAAAAGTTTGCTGCGCTTTGACATTAACAAATTCCTGTGCCGTGATCATGTCGCCGATGATCTCGCGGTTGATTCTGACCGTCGCTATAGCCTTCCCGAACGAATCCTTCTGTGGAAACACGTCTATGTCCACCCCGGGCATTTCCTTTTCCACGTACTCTTCGTCGCACACATAAAAGCCTTTCTTGCGGATGAATGACGCGCCGGTAAAGACCAGCTGCCTAAATGTGTCGACCCGAACAAGCTCGCCCGCCTTGCGCGCGAATGTTTCCCGCAAGACAGGGTACTGTGATCCGGTCTTCATCGTGTCAAACACGTTGGATATACGTTTTGCCAATTGAGCGGCCATATTAACCCCCCTGCTCTTCGTACAGCGGCTCGATCACCAGAGGCACATCCGCAGGGTCAGTGTCCACCAGCTTTTCCCTTATTTGCGGGTCGTGCGCAAACATCTT